TTATAACAAACGTTTCTTCAAAATATCACGAATATATTCTTCATTAGGTAATGAATACAACGTTTTCTCTTTTTGATAGAATTCATCATCTATCATACTTTCATATACTTTAGCTAATTCTTTTTTCTCATAATTGAGATAAGTTTCTTCACTAAAGTCTGATTCTAGTTGTCTCCAACTACCATCATCTTCACGATCTATTTCAGCAATAGGAATATATTCACATACTCTAATCTTACTAGTATCATATCGTGGAATAGCAACTACATTTTTAGGATTAACTAAACACATAAGTATCACATCTCTTGAATTAGCGAAATGTTTCACATACTCATAGCTTCCTACATGAAGACCAAATGAACATTCATTTTTCTCATTTTGATCTACATTATCAATAGTAGTAGTAACCGGTTCACCAAGATTGATTTCCATTCCATAACTACCATTATGTTTAGGTGTATAAGAATAATTCAACTTCACAGGCAATACTTGGTCCATTGTGAAATTAGATAGATCATATACAGTAGCATTATCATCAATTTCAGTAACTTCATCTTCATCTAAATTTTCTAATTCTTCATCAGATAAGATATTCCACATAGAATCATCTGAATCTTCTACTACCATATAACCAGATTGTTTAATGAAGTTCTCATATATCCATTCTTTACTTTTATTAGCAAAGGTAGGTAATACTGCAAGTTCATTATACTTAGCAATCATTTCATCAATATATGATTCAGGTAATAAGGAAGTTTGTTCACTTACCCTTTTTACTGCTTTATACATAATCACATAACCATTTCTAGTAATAGGTGACATGAATGTTTGAGTATAGGTAAAGAAATCGTTTCTTGCTTTCTCTATTGGGTTTAATAAACTATTCTCCCAGAATAATCGTAAAGATTCTAGTTCTTCAGTATTATCCACTTCCATTAACTTAGCAACTAATGCTTTAGGAACAGGAACAGGAGTTTTATCTAATCGTAGTTTATAATTAACAAATTCAAATCCGTTAATATCTTTAATTTCACTACCATAAGTAACTAATTGATGAATCATCAATCGTGTAGTATCATTTTTATTTACATGATACTCTTTGCATAATGAATAGAGTTTATCAAAACTATCACCTAATGTATCTGCTTTATTTACAAAATAATGCATTCCATCAATAATGATATTCAGTTTCTCTATATCGGGTCTATAAGAATAATAAAACATAGTTATTCTATATTAATTAAGTGTTCTTGTTCTTTTATCTTTTTGTATTCCATTAACCGTAACAATAGATCAATAGATTTAGGTAAGAATGAAATAGGAAATAAACGTTTATCCTTATTACGCATCAATGGATGATAGTGTAAATACAAATCATTCTTTTGAGTAATGTATGCACAAGCATCATTACTAAACGTTCCATACATATAACGATAATGAATATCCGGAACATGATTATAATTAATGTATTGAGGTTTCATATCAATACTACTTAATTCATCATTATCTCTATAAGTGTATTTATCTAATTTGAAGTATAACTTTCTTACATCAGCGGTCATATTAGCTTTATATTGTAATCGTTTATACTCTAACCATCGTTGTTTATACCGTTCATGTATAGCTTGAGTGAACTGTATAACAGGTAATGTTTTATCACTATAACCTATTTTAATAGATGGTATGTTTAAATCATATAGTTCTTGTGGTACACCTAATATGAATATCTTCTTCTCAAGACAGTATCTATAGTAAGTATCAATTACATCTTGATAGTTATTTAAAGGTATAACCATAATAACTTTGCAATTAGAAAGAACTGTACGGATATACCCATCAGTTTCTAATTCATTGTTTTTAATATCAATGAGTTTATTACCTACGTTGTATGAATCATCATGTTTATACTTACAAGAATATTTCTTTTGTTTATACTCATCAATATCTTGATTGTATTTATCTATTGCTACTTGATTTGATTTAACATATTCATCAACATCTTTAAAGAACTCTTTTTTACTAAAATAGTATTCTATCATGTAATCAAAAAAGTTATTCTCTGCTGAAGATGCACCTTTAAGTTTATCGAAGTTATATTGAACTGAATCTCTAATAGCAGTTAAACTACTATAAATCAATCCACTATCAGGTATAAGATGTTCAGTTATAAACTTTCGCTGTTCCTTACGCAATGGTTTAGTATAATAACCTATTGTTTTATTATAATCAGTAACAACTTTATTACGAACAATAGATCTAACTACATTAAGGAAATTACCAGCACTACTAGCTAATGATTCATCTATTATTGTAGCATAGGTATCAATATCTTCTAAATCATAATGTTTTTGATCTTTATTTAAGTTTATAGTTTTAAACTTTTTATTATAAGTAGCATGTACTTTAGGAATACTAACTATAAAATTGAATACATCAAAGATATATTTATCTTTATAATTCGCTACCATGTACTCAAATACAGTATCAAAAGTATCAAGAATTACCTTTTTACTCTTATCACTATATTGAATATTTTCTCTAGTCCATATAATATCTAATTCACCAATAGGAATAATAGGAATAATATTTAAAGGAGTAGAAGAATATCTAGCACATTTTAAGAAAGGATAATCATTTGTTAGTTTATTATATAAATCAATAGTATATCTTTCCCATTTATTACTAATTTGTGTTAATAAATTAGCATCTTCAATATTATAAGATACTGGTCCATAACTAATCGTTACTTTAGATTTAATATTATGATTGGTTACATAATAAAAGTTATTGTATTCTTTAAACTTAATACGATCATTAATATGTGCTAGATCATCAGCATAATATACATTCTTAAAGAAGTATAATTGTGATATTATTTTATCATATAATAGTGTTTCATCACCTTGTTTAATAGGAATGATAATGTCTGTACCTGATGCTAAATCAGTTTCTATTTCATTAACTAATACAATCTTAGGTGTAGTAGCAGTTTTGTATAATTCATACGTTCTTTCTATACCATCATATCTAGTTTTTATATGAAATGAATTTGTGTATCCAAATGCTGATTTTGAACCAATACCAAAAGCTCCAATGTAATCATTGGAGTTTTGTTTGGTAGAAATAAACATTTTCTTGAATACATTATCAATTCTATCCTTACTCATTCCTATACCATTATCTGATATAATGAGTAACTTGGTACTTTTCTTATATGATACAATGACCGGTTCAGAAGCATTACCATTCTCAACACAAGCATCTAATGCATTAGAAGTATATTCTCGTAATACAGTACCTAATGGATCAGAATAATTAGTGAGCATATTAAAAATATGTTTATGAGATTCACTTGTAAGTGTAATATCACCAACTTCTTCTATGTTATGCTCAACTATAGATTCTTGAATGTTTAATTTCATTTATTTTTATCAATTTCACTTGCTAACAATACATCTTTAAACTTCAATATAAGTTTACTCTCACCCATGAAAACTTCAACATGTGATTTTTCAATAGCTGATTTAGTGTATTTATAAGTATCTGAGTTTGTTTTGATATAGATATTATCAACTAACCAACCAATCTCTTCTGGAGTTGTCCAAGCAGGATATTTGCGTATAACACCTGTTTCTTCATTCTCAAATTTGATATAGTATGATTCATTGTTTTTTATACTTATATGTCCATATAAAGTATTCTTATTTCTATATACGTTAATTTTCTTATCATTAACTAATACATAATCAAGTTTTAGTTTATTTTTCTTACCAAGCAATTGGATGTTTTCCCAGACTGATAAGATAGTTGTTTGTTCGTCTGAAGATGGTGGAGTCTTTAAAGTTGTACTCATAATTAAGGGTATTAGGATGTGATGTTTTAATGATTAAATGAAAATCATCAGTATCATTTTGTATGATAGATGATAGTTCATGTGTTTTTTCACCCCATAGCATAAATACTGTAGGGTTGAATCGTTGTGCAAGAATATCAATAACTGTTTGAGTAAATCGTTCCCAACCTATATTTGCGTGTGAATTAGGTTGATTATCTCTAACAGTTAATACATTATTCAATAAGAATACACCTTGTTCACTCCATCTGGATAAATCTGGATTATAAGGTCTACCTTCCATTTCCATATCTTTATCTGCTTCATCTAATATATGAATGAGTTGATTTGGTATTGTAGCAGTCAATGATGATACAGAAAAAGCTAACCCATCTGCTAACCCGGTAGAAGAATAGGGTTCTTCTCCAACAATAACGACATTTATAGTGTTATAAGGAGTTAGTTTAAAAGCTTTGAATACATCTATAGGGTTAGGATGAATAAGATATTCTTTACGTTCTTTGCGTAATAATTGAATAAGATTTTGCATATAGGATTCATTAAATTCTTTGTGGAGTATAGAACCCCACGAAGAACCCACTAATTCTATTGATTTAGATAGTGTAATTTCCATTATATACTAAGGTTTTACGGTTATGAAATGCGTATGGCAGCGAAGAGGGTTTGTCATCACCTGTCATCTTCCATTCTTTATAACCAAGTAATAAATGTTCAAGAGTTGGAACTACTCTATCACCTATCATTTTATATAATTCATTGATAGGAGTAGTAACTGCACGATTATCTATATAAGTAGCATATATTTGTCTTGTATAAGGATTCCAAAATTTATCAGTAACTACAAGGAATCTATAATTTGTAGGTTTTTTAAGTTTATTAGCTACAATAACTTTATAGAGTGTTTCTTGTACATAATACATATACGAGAAGTAATCACTACCCATAAAGAATCTTGGATCATTAGATGTAAATTTCATATCTACAATATGATTATCTTGTCTAAAGTCTAACATACATTTAGCTAAACCTTCAAATTCTCCATAGACTATTTCTTCAACAAATGCTTCTTGCTTTATATATGCATGCATTTCGCTAAAGTTAGTATTGAGATATACAATAGCATCTTTACACATCTGATACAAATCAGCATTTATGACTTGTTTACCCTCTGCTAAGGATAATTCTTCAATATAATCTTTACCACCAGTATCTTTAAACTTCTTTAAATAAGTTTCAGTTTTATAATTACTATAAGAGTTTAAATCTAGTCTAGTTTCATTGATTACATCATCGTTATAGTTATTACCATAACGTTTAAATACTTCAGTTGCTACAAGTTTAATAGCATCTTCTACATTTGTACCCATAATATGAACAGAATCTTCAAAGACATCTAATCCTTGTTGAAACCCTAGTTCTATAAGAGTACCTTTTGTCATTCCTTCATTAGTAAAGGATACACCAATCTTATCTGGATTGGTATAAAAATGCTTAATGGTACTATAATTAGCAGCATCTACAGCATCATATTGTTCTCTGGTCATTATTTATTGTTTCTAAGTACGTTTACTATTTCTAATTCAGGTCTGTTATCTGTATAAAAACGAAATACAAACTTACGTTCATCCCATTCTTGTATAGGTATTAATCTAGGAGAAGAAGAATGTGTAATATATTTCCAGTTATCATCTATAATGATACCATTCTCTTTAAGTGCATCTTCAAAATATTTATTATAGAAGAATAAATTACTTAAATCCCATTCTACTATAGGATCAAGAGTTGTATGAATATCCCATTCTATACGAATAGGATACTTAGATGCATCAAGGGGTAATACCGTTTTGATATGCTTCGTATAATACGAATGTAAGAACGAACTGATTAGGTTTCTAAGATGTGGAGTTGAAAAACCACTAATAATAGCATTACCTGATAATTGTAGATAACGTGGTTTATTAATACTTGCTTTATTACGAACAAGTGGTTTTTTAGTCTCTGTATCTATTACTCTACCTTGTTTATCATATCCACATTGTCCGTTTGCAAGTTTAGCTTGTAGAGTTTTAGTTAAAGAGTCCTTCGTATAATATTTAGCTCTTCTAGTTTTAGTGAGCTGAATACGAGTAGGATATTGTGGACATTCAATAGTTAGAAATGGTATCTCATTTGATAAATCCATGTTGTTTTAAAAAGTTGCTAGTTATTGTTCTACCACTTTTACTAAAAGTATCTGTTAGATCCTTATCAGGTGGTATGATATAATTTAATTGATGTTCTTTACTCATAAGTTTTGCATATTCTATACCTACTTTATCATTATCATACAGGATAGTAATCTGCTTAAATCGTTGTTTTAATTCATCTATGATACGTTCATAGAAATCAAAGTATTCACTTTGACCAGCTATTGCTGGAATACCATAACGATCTAATAACATAACATCTTTCAACGATTTAGTAATAATAAGATTAGAATGAGTAGTTGGTAATTGTACCCATCCTGCTATTCTATTCGTATTACATAAGAATCGTTTGACGGTTCTTGTATAGAAATATATCTTCCATCGTTGTTCACCTATCTCATTTGTACCAAAGTAATAAGCTATTGCAGGATCTATTGGTGTAAACGTATAAATATGTTTACCATTGAGATATACATTCTTAGCTTTAAATACTTTAAACTTCTCTGTTTGTTTACGAGTAATACCAACTGCTGATAAGTACATTTTTAATTGTGTATCTAATTCTTGTATATCAACAGTAATATTTTGTTTATTAGTTTTTCTCTTTTGATAATCATCACTTTCTATACCGGTTACTATTGGTATGGTTGTGAGATCTACATCAAAATCCGTTACAATTTTAGTTAATGCATCCATAAAAGATAAACCAAATAACTCTTGAACTATATCAAAACAGTCTAATGTTTTGCGTTGAGTCCAATCTCTAAAATACAAACGATCATTTATATACTTAAATGAACAAGAAGGATGTTGATCCTTACGAATAGGTGATTGAAAGAATCCAGTAGGAATAGAAGGGATATGTAGATAAGTACAAAACACATGCTCTTGATTAATTAATTGAAGAATGTGTTCTTTAGGTAAAGTAGTTCTAGGAATCATTGAATTCAAATTAAAAAGACTAAGTGTACTTAGATACACCTAGTCTTTAATTTAGCAATTAATGATTAGAATAAATCTGCATCATCTTCAAATTTTACAGTTTTAGAAGAAGGAGAAGCATCATCTTCAGGTCCTGAAGCAAAATCTGACATAGATGTATCAGAATCACCTTTATATTCTTGAAGTTTTAAATCACCTTGAAAATCATATTTCCAAGAGAATCCTGCACTTTTAGCGTTTTTCAATGCTTTACTTAAATGTGATTTCCAATAAGTAAGTGTTTGACTACCACCTCTTGAGAAGTAACCAGTATATACGTTAATGTATGCACCGTTTGCTGCAAGTAATACTCCAACACTATTTCCTACTTTATGAATCATATCAAACCATTTCTTCACTTCTGCAAATTTACCATTTGCAATGTCAGAAGGATGTTTTAATTGAGAATCATTTTTGGAATCAATATTACCCCAAGCACGAATGAAACGAATGAATTCTTCATGCCCTATACCGTAACAATGTTGAGCAGAATCTACATCAAAATACTCACTTTTAATTTCACCAACAGTAGGTGACCAAGTAGTACGACCTAATTTATCAATCCATTGATATTTAGTACCATCTTTATTTGTTCTTGGTTTATCACCAAACATAAATGATACAATACTTTTAATAGTATCACCATTTACTGTAGCTTGTACATAAAACGCTAAACGACCATAAGTACCAGTATTATCTTTAGTAGGACCAAAATACTTAGGTTCGTCTTTAGGTGTATAACCTAATTTTTCTAATTCTGCTTTTGTAGGATTAAATGCAATAACGTTTACGTCTAATTTACCAGTATAACGTTTTACTGCTTCTGTTTGTTCTGATTGATTACGAATTTCCATAATGGTATATATAAATTAATTAATTAAATGAATTGTTAAGAATACCCTACATATATTATACATGTAGGGTAATTGATTATGATTATGATTATGCTATTTCTTCTGCTTCTACTTCCGCTTGTACTTCAGTTTCATCTTCTTGTAGATCAGATAATGAACCTGATTCTTCAATAGCATTAACTAAGTAATAGCGTACACCAGTTTTAGGTTCACCAGCAAATACTAAACTCATACCTACTGTAGTAATTTCACAGTCATCAAGATAACCTCTTAGTTTATCGTTTTTGAAAGATGAACCTTTTTTAGAAGCACCTTGTTTAGTTTTAAAGAAGTGTGAATCACTTTCTTCTTTAGTAATAAGTGCTACTTGTTTATCTAACATATTAACAAAAGCGGTTAATCCGTTTTGATTTACTCCTAATCCCATATTAGCAATAGCTGATTGACTAACAGTAAATAATTTACGTTTAGGAGAATAAGTAAGGTCATATTTTTCAGATACGCTGCGAGTATTAGCAGTTTTAATTTCAATAAAAGAATCAAAGTTTAACATAATATTATGTTTAAAGTGTTATAAATAATTGTTTGTTGTAAATATAAAAAGGTGAAGATGTCAGTAGAACTATTCTACTATACCATCTTCGTAGTATTCTTTCATACGCTTGAATACATAAGCTAAGTCGTTGTCTATAGTCATATTACTAAACATACCTTTAGGTGATTTAGCACCATAAAGACCGTCTGTATTAGTAAGAAACTTATATTCAATCTTTCCTGGTGAGAACTCTTCAAGAACACAATGTAATGCGACAGTAACTAACCCATCGAGTGTTACTTTTTCGTCTAGCATTTTACCAATTGTCTTTGCACGAATCTGTCCATCAGTTTTAAGTTCACCATGAGTAAGAACAGCGATGGTTAAATCGTCTCTTAACTTAGGTAATACTTTAGGTGATAATAAATCATACATATTCTTTGCTAATATGACAAACTTATCAAATCCTTTTTCATGTGCTTTCTCCATATACTGATCAGACATTAAGTATTGAAAGTCATCAATGATAAGATTTTTAATATGATTATTCTCAGGAGTAGTACCTATTTTTATAATAACGGATGCTACTTTGAGAGGGTCCATTATATGTACTAATGTACCATCTTTTTTATTATAATTCTTCATGTAACCAGGAAAAGGTAAATCCTTACCAGCTACATTTATAATTACTGTTTCTTTAGGTTCTAGGTTTCGTAAAGAATAACTCTTTCCTCTACCTGTTTCACCTACTACAAATATAGCTCTCGCCATTATGAAGGTCTTTCTATTATAGTATTAATGGATAATTGATGGTCATAGTCTACAAAACAAATGTCACCATCTCTGTTTTTTACAATGTGTGCAAATAACATATTTTTAGGGTTACTTACTCCACAATATTCTTGAATATTATACATCTCAGGTCGTTGGAGAATAATGCATACATTACCAAACTGACCTACAGCATCACTACCGAAGTAATCAGATAAATAAGGTATAGGATTACGAATACGATCATTAGATTCTATATTACGATTAAGTTGTGATAAGACTATATTAATACTATCGTATTGTCTAGCACATTCAGTAAATACAGTTAATAATTTAGTAATTCGTTCTTCTTCTGTAGTTTTAGTAGAAGAACTAATTAATCTACTGTGATCTAATATATTAATGATTTGATGATCTGGATATTCTAAATGACATTCTCTATTAACCGTATAAACAGTTTCAGCAGTAGTAGATGTAGAATTGAAGTACACATTCTTTTTATCGAATAAGTCTTTATTATCTTCAATTGCATGCATATACTCTTCTTCTAAGTATCTATCTGATGAATGTAACTGTTGTACACTCATCTTTAATTCATACGATAATTGTCGAATGATTTGTTGATAACTTGGCATTTCAAATGTCCAATATAGAACAATGTATTTCATTTCATTGTTATCTGCATATTTAGTAACACCAAATATTAATGCATTACTAAATGCAGACTTTCCTACACCTGGTCTTCCTCCAATTATATAGTTTGTACCAGGTAATAAACCACCACCTAACGCTTTATTAAGACGTTTCCAGGGAGTTTTGAATGGTTTAGTTATACCTAGTCGTTTATCATTTATTACTTTAGAAGCTTTATCATACGCTTGTGAAATTGTATGAAAATTATACCTTTCAAGCACGTTTTTGTGTGGGAACTCCGACATGAGGTTCTTTCATCGTTAATCTAAGTTTCTCATCTTCAAACCAATATTGGTTATCTACATAATTAACAATAGATAGTGATATTTGTTTATTTTCTACACTCCATCGTAGAATATCCATGATTCTAGCATGCATATCCTTACTAATTACTTTACGTTTATATTTATAAGCAAGTGATTCTTTATTGACATTTTTAAGTTTAACATAAGCTCCTTTATCATTAAATGGTGGGATAAAAGAGGGATAAGTATTCCAAAACTCATCAAAATCAGTTTCATTTGTTAATAATTGCATAAACGGTTCTTGTAATTCTAACATATCTGGACTGTACTTAGAACCTAGAATTTTAATAAATCCTTTTTCTTCTAGCAGTTTTATATCATCTTGTGTCCATGCAACAGTATTATATTTGGATTTATAGTGATTAGTTAATTTATAAATAGAAGAAATAGGTCGTTCTGAATTAGCATAACTTGACTCATAATATTTCTTACCATTTATAATTTCTAGATCTGCATGTAATAAGTAACATAACAGAAATTGTCGTTCATTGATTTCATTTTTTATCATAAAATCAACAAATCTTTTTACGTCTGTGAACATACGATTGATTGATTAATTAAAGTAATTGTATAGATTACTCAATCTCATCAATGTCTGCAACCCATTTTACATTAGGAATAGAATATAATCTACTTCTAGTCCATTTGAATTCTTGGGAATCAGGTATATATAATTGTATATTTATTGCTAATTTAGCATTATCTGTTTTTCTAAGACCTCTACCTCTACGTTGTATATCTTGTCTTGCTTTACTGCTTCCTGCAGCTACAATAGTCATATCTATATCAGGAATATCTACACCTTCATCAAATGCTCTTGCGGTAACAATGATATTAGATTTATTCTGTTTAAATTCTTCAATGACTAATTCAGCAGCTTTCTTTTTACTTACACGTTTACAAGTAGGTGGTACTTTAGTAACAATATTTCCATGATAATAGATAAGTTTATTATTACTTTTATCACTTACTATTTTACCTACTTTCTCACCTGTCTTTTTATCTATTAATAAAGTAGGAAGATTGCTATGATATACGATTGCATTAGGTAAATTGGATGCGATTAAGTCAGCAAAGTCAGTATCTTCTGAGAAGATAACAATCTTCTTATTGGGAAACTTTGTGACTAATTCTTTAATACTATCTACCTTATTAGGATGATTGTATAAAATATTCTTGCGTACTCGCATCAATTTCATTGCTTGTATAGCAGAGATATGAACTTGTTTAGGATCTTTTCCAAAATTACTAGCATATTGGTTACGATAACTTTCATTACTCAAACATAAATTGAGTGTTTTGAAATCATAATCGAAATCAGAAAAGAACTTATTAAATTGCATATTGAGTCTATCCATTTCTCTACGTTCCTTTTCATTAATATGAACCGGTAAACAGTAAATGGTAAACTCAGAAATCCATTCATTATCTAATGCTTCCTGTGTAGTTATTGTATCTATAATAGGAGCATGAGAATGAATAATGTTCATTTTTTCATCTGATTGATCAATAGTTGCACTAAGACCTAAGATGAATTGGTAATCTATACTATCAAATACCTTATGAAATTCATCACCCGTATAGCGATGGATTTCATCCAGTATCAGTAGTTTACATTGTCCTTCAGGTCTACTTTGTACAGTATATACCTGAACATTGGACAATTCATTTTCTAGTAGTTTTTCTTCCCATTGTTGTTTTAAATATAACGTTGGTACTACTACTATTACAGGTTCTTCACCGAAGAACTTACGAATATGCTTGATAGATAGGATTCCTACAAAGGTTTTACCAAAACCTGTTACTGCAAGGAATGTTCCCATTCTATCCATAGCAATCCATTTTCTTAATACGTCTAATTGTCTATTATAACGTTTTATATCAAGTTTCATAATAATGAAAGTTGTTGCTCTTCTTCAAATGGATTGATTAGAGCATTCGCTTGTTTGATATAGAAATGATAATTAAGATTATAATTATCAATTTCTTCTGATTGAATAAGGTTATAAGGATAAGTATTATACGTTACTTGAAGACCTATCTTTTTACCTTCTTCTTTAGATTGTTTGTAAATACCTGTTGTTTTATTTTTTACAACAGCATAACGAGTAGTTTTACTTAATTGATCTGTGCATACAACTTTATCTTTAATGTAAGTATGATATGCTTCATAATCAGTATTAACTTTCATTCTACCCATATAGTCATAGATACTTTTTGTATATACTTTCTCATTGATAGTAACCGTATCCGATATATGAGTAATAGTATCAGATATAGGTATTTTATGTACGATATAGTTATATACAGCAATCGGTACAATTCTAAAAGAATCGTCTTTATGGTAATCTTTATAGATTTCATACGCACCTTTTAATTTAACATGATTGGATGTATCAATAGCTAAATAGTTATTGACATCTCGTAGATAGAAAGAAGTATATCTATTAAACTCAAGATTAAGTTTAGTCATAGATTGCCATTTTACACATATATCTTTATATCGTTGATGATGTTGTTTAGGTATATATGCTTCTATTCCATCTGTATTTACACATAATATCTTAGCACCAGGTATATCAAGAATCCACTCAGCTAATTGAAGAAGTGATAATTGACCATTAATAGTAATGAAGTAGAAGTATTTTAAATCTCTAATCCAAGAGTATTGATCATTAGATTTACCAAATACAGAATTAAGTGCTAACTTAATAGCTATATTATCAGATGAACCTTTAGGATATAATTTTCTTTCATTATATAGTTCACTATATATCTTTACAAAGAAATGACCTAAATGTTCAGGATAATAATCGTTTACAATAGATAGATTTGGATAATATGATGCTACATCACAACTTTCTATATCTCCTAAATCATCACTTACATGTAAACCTTTTAATGCTGCGTGAAGACCACCTTTACCAAAAGTATAGGTTAATCCATCATATTCTAATGTATTATTAAACTCTTCTCCAGGATAAAAGATTGAATTAGCAAATGTTTGATATACATCTACAAATTCTTTTCGTTTAAAGGAGTAATAATCTAACAATATATCTTTTACAGCAACACATTCTCTATCTGTACCTAGTTTTTTAAGATCCCAATAAGATATACCCATTTCTTTGGACATTCTTATACCAAATACATTCTCACCAATACTAGAATCACTCATATTTAAGAAATCAAATGCATATCTAGTAGATAATTTGATTCTTAATTGTATATCTGAATGACACACATTGTAAAACTGCAATGTTGCATCACAGTCTTCAAAACAATATTCTAGAACTGTATTGATTTGTTCCATCGTAGTTATTTCTTCACCATGATGGATAGGCATATCCATTACATTCTTACGTCTTAAATGAAACTCTAAATCTTTAAGTGATGTTAATTTTGCTTTATTGTCAAAGTGTTTAATTCTAAATAAATCAATTTGTCTTATTAATGGTTTATAATATGATTTACCTACACTTTCTACTCGGTCTTGAGCAAAATAGTATAGATGTTTAGGTGATTGTTCACCTTTTAAACAAGCATCTAATATATGACAATCGAAATTTAGGTTATTAAATCCAATCAATGCTTTAACCTTATATCGAATAAAGTCTAACATTGATTGGTAATCGTTTTGAAGAGTAGGATGTAGCACAAATGATTGTTTATTTGTTGCATCATCTTTATTAACAAAACAAAATATGGTACAATTTCTTAGAGTTTCTATATCATATATCCAAGAACTACTCATTTAATATAATTGATGATAAACAGTTTCTAAATATTTATCTAACTCTATATGTTTAGTAATCAAATCTTTAGGATGAGTTGATTTCAATGCTGTTGTACAATGGTTATAGAAAGACCATAATGTATCTTGTTTGAAATCTTCATAAGAAGAATTCAACATTTCTTTTTTAAGAACACTTGCTTGAGTAATAGATATAATATTCTCAGTAAATAGTAATTCTCCTGCTAAACGAGCAGATAATCCTTTATCTATTTTTATTTCTGAATAAGCATCCATTGTCTTTTCACAAGTAATCAATGTATCATTAAGTTTATAAATCGTATTTTGTAATTGTATTTCAAGATCTGTTACTACTGATCCTGTATGCTTGCGTACATATTTAATATCTCCTATAAACATACCATTACTACATACCATTACTCGTACTCCAGCTGCAAAACCTACTTTTTTAGATTTATCATAACTATTAATAAATCCAATTCGTTTACCTAATAATGAATCTGTAACAGATAAATTAGCATATCCTGCTAATACAGTACCTTTAGTATTTAATGATACATCAATAGATTCTATACTACCACCTATTACTGAATGTAACGTATCTATAAGTTGTGAGTGTTTAACTGGTTGATAACTATCTGTTTTAACTGGAACAGGAATAGCATCTAGTTGTTGTTTTAATAAAGTTATATCTGTCATATTATTTCTTTCATTTACTATCATTAGCTTTCATTCTTTTTAATATTTCATAGGTTTGTTTAGGTATCATTGAATACCCTCTCCAACCATCAAATGCTTCTAAAAGAGTAGTAGGATTAGTACCATCTCTATGTATGTGTATATCCCAATCATCCATATTATCTTTACATGATTTGAGAAATTCCGGATAATTTAATGAAGTATATTCATTAGCTATTATTCCAAATATGTAGTAATAGATTTTACCCATTATAGATTCCATGCTTCTAGTGTATGTTTAAAAGGATTACCTTCAATGTTCTTAATTAGATTAAGCATCTCAGTAGCTATCTCTCTAATTTCTAATTGAGAATGACCATCCATTCTTTGAGTTAAGAAATTATGAAATGATCTCATATTAAACATAACATCAGCTTGAATCTGAGAATTATATGTTTTGAAATATCTAGCACTTTCTTTAGCACGTTTACGACCTAATACAGGTTCTAAATCTTTTAAACAATTATGGTATAATCTATTACCCATTTCTGAGTAACCTTCTAATACTTGTTTCCAAGTCTCATAATATTTAAAATAATTAGTATCAATATCGTTTAAAGTAGTAACTTCAATACCATTCCAATCATTAGGTAAATACATTTTATCTTCTTTTAGTTCTTTATATCTAGCACTTTCAGCATTTAATGAACTAATACGATGTTTCAATAAATGAATATGAGAAGCTATATCAGTATCAACTAAAAAGTGTATTATACCTTTTTCAAAAGGACTACCATGAGGTACTGGTTCTGCACTCCATAATTGTTTTAATAAATTAGGAATACGTTCTCTCTTTTCTGGTGTTAAATCTCTATTTGTACTTGTCCAAGCAGAACAAGCAATCGCTTCATCGCCACCGTACCATCCTAAAAGTTCAACTGTATTTGGTGTAATCATTGTTATTTCTTTTTAAATTGTTCAAAAGATTTTTTTGCATTTTGCCTATAATCACTTGAATATATATGAAAGAGTTTATCTATTATATTTAATACTTCTTCTTCACTATACATTCTTTCAG